CACTGGTAAATTCTTGAACACCATTGATGCAGTGCTTGAGATGCCACGCAACAAGGTGGATGATGACAAGAATGTTGGATGTTCATACGGCTTCCACGCAGGAACCGTTGAATATGCCAAGGACTTTATGGGGCGTGAAGGTCATCTGATGATTGTGGAAATCAATCCAGCAGATGTCGTCTCAATCCCAACAGATTGCCAATTTCAGAAACTCCGCACCTCCAAGTACAAGGTAGTGGGCGAGTATGAGATTGACCTCACTGACCCATTGTATGCATCACGTTTTGAAACAGACCAAGATGGCGATGTAGACCTCTGGGATGATGATTCTGACGATGAGGTTTGCTCTGATTGTCTTGAAGAATCCTATGGCAATTGTAATAATTGTGATTGCTGTGAGGGATGCTGTGATTGCTCTGAAGATGATGACTCTGAAGAGGATGAGGATGAGGATGTCAAGGACTTGTCTTGGATTGCAAACCCTAAGACAGAGGTTCAATTGACCCTCAACCTTGACAACAAGATGCAGAACCTCAACTGGAGTCAAGTCAAGGTTGATATCCACACTCTCTTGAATCACCTATTCAAGTCTCGCCGTCCTGCTGTGGCAATGGCAATTCGACGTGATAACAATGAGTTTGGTTTCACCGAGATTCCATTTGGTAGTCTTTGCAACTACACTACAAAAGATGATGCTCTCAACATCTACAACGAACTGAACCCATAATCAAGGTTCTGTCAAGTGATTCCCCCAAGAAATTGGGGGAATTTTTTTTGCCATTCTTTTGAAGGAATGGTAATTACCATTCCTATAGAAAACAGGTAAAAATATTTTTAAAAAGAAACCATATATAGAGGAATAAAAATGGCTTACGTTTATCAAGCAGGCATATTTACAAGTATTGCAATCAATATAGGATTAGCAGACAAGCAATTACAAGATGAATTATTACTTGTAGCTGGTACTGCAGCATCATATACTAAAACTTCTAGGGATTTTGTCGCCACTTCTTTAGATAGCAGCTCAACTAATGCAAACACAGATGCTACAACAATTTTGATCCAGGCTTTTAGAAATACAGAAACTTCTTTATCCTCTACAATAAGCCCATTTTATTCTAGTACTTTATTATCTTTAAATAGTTATTTTTCTAGTATTGTTGGTTCATCATTTAGAGATTATTTTAATAGCAAAACAGCAGCAACAACAATTGATTTTGCACCTACTAGTCCTGCATCTTCAGCAACAGGATATTCAAGCTTTAGAGATCTTTATAGAAGAACATACAGCAATGAATTAATTTACAGATTATATAATTATAATTCATCTTCAGTTTTATCTTCAACAGCTGGAACATTTGGTTTTGCTGGTTCTTTACTTGAAATTCGAAAATTTAGTAATTCAGGTACAGCAGGAACAATTATTCTTTCAGCTATAAGAACATCCGATAGTGGAACAGATACAATTACTGTCCCTATAAATTCAGGCATAGCAACAAGTTATTATAGTGCAGTAACAACACCAGGAAGTAATACAAGATATTCGAGAGTTAGTGCAGTTTCAGTTAATAGTTTTTCTTCAGCAGCTGGAGCCGGTGTAGCAAGTACTTTTGAAATTTGGGTAAGATAAATTTTTCTTGCATTATTTTTAAGGGATGGTATTTACCATCCCTTTATTTTTTTGTCAAAGAAAATAATTGTTTAGATTGTTCTTGCATAGGCTAATCCTAATGGTATAATATTAGCGTATCCTCCGGTGGTGGAACGGTATACACGACGGACTTAAAATCCGTTGGCGCAAGCCTTACGAGTTCGAATCTCGTCTGGAGGATTTGGTAAGAGGTTAGACAAAAGAGTAATCTGCGTCTTGTCGTGAAAGAAATTTTTAATGTGAAGTGGGAATTAGGCTCTGGATAACTAGTCTCCATCCTAGACAACACATTACCTCTTTCCTTTAGTTTGGTTCCATAGCTTAACGGTAAAGCAGAATCCTTTTAAGATTTTGAGTGCAGATTCGACTTCTGCTGGAGCCATATAACAAGGTTCTTGTTTTCATTACGCAGTATATAACTGTATGGAAACAAGAACCTGTAGAAAATGTAAAAATAAAATCCCATTTAAAAAAATGATTGATGGGAAAATTCGTAATTTGTCTAATAGAAAATTCTGTCTTGATTGTAGTCCTTTCGGAAGTAAAAACACTAAGCCAGATATTGATAAACAGACTGTCAAGCCATCTGGAACACCTTACTCTGATTGGGATGAATCTTATAAACAAGCTCATCGAGATAAGATGGCAAAAAAAAGAATTGAACGTAAGAATGAATTGGTTAAACTTTCTGGTGGAAGTTGTTCTATTTGTGGTTATGATAAATGCAGGAATGCTTTGTCTTTTCATCATTTAAAACCAGAAGAAAAATCTTTTGGGCTATCAGCAGAAAATTTGCACAATCGGTCTTGGGATGATATATTAGATGAGTGGAAGAAATGTGTTTTAGTATGCTTGAATTGTCATATGGAAATTCACTCTTCTGAATAATTTCACTTGGGTCTTTACTCCTTTCAACCAAGTGAAAATAATCCCCATCTTTGCAGAGATGGGGATTTCCTATTGCAAAACATACAACATATGATATAATACAGGTATGGAAAACACTATTATTGCTCCCACCTACGAAGTCAATGTTAATTTTAGTTGGAAATATCCCGGTAAGCCAATTATAAATGTTGAAAAGCAAGGATATGTCCAAACAACAAACACCGAAGATAGATTGATTGCTGAAGAATTCATAAATACATTCATTGGTAATTATGAGGTTGGTATTTGTGAAGTGACAGAGATGAATATTCTGTCGCTTAAGAGAGTGAAAACCTTTGATGAATGGGTTGAGAAATACAATCCAGTCAAGAACAAATTCGAAGAAACTGGCTCTTTTGGTGGATGTACTTTTGATTACACTGAAGAAGACCAATGGGAATTTGTTAAGAAGCAAAATCCAGAAAATGTTTGGACAATGGTTTGGGCTGAAGATTCTTATGCTATCATTCCCGGTTTTCATTGGGTAAATCGAGATAGTTATTTTGTCACTGAGAAATCTGTTGCAAAAGAAGACTTGTCAAGTGAATTCATTGTGATATAATAATTTCACAAGGTCGCTCATAACCTTGTGTTTCATCCCTCTTCTCGCTCATAAGAAGAGGGATTTTTTTATGCAATTATTCTTTAGGAATGGTATTTACCATTCCTATAAATATTGATCAAATAATTTTTTAAACTTGCATACCCTAAAGATATATCGTAGAATGCATATGAGGAAGCCAAATGTCTATAGTTTTGAACAATGAATCTTGTTTAGATTTCTTGCCCCGAGTAGCTGACAAATCTGTTAATCTTATTTTGATTGACCCACCATATACAATTTCACGAGCAACAGGATTCGAGAGTTGTGGAGATAAGGGTGTTGAAAGATTTAAGATGTCCTATGAATTTGGAGAGTGGGATAATGAAATCTTTGCTCTTGATAAAGTGATGGAAGAATCTTATCGTATTTTGAAACCAGGTGGAACATTGATTTGTTTCTATGACCTGTGGAAAATCGAGACATTGAAGAATTGGATTGAGAGTGCCAAGTTTAAGCAATTGAGATTTATTGAATGGGTAAAGACAAATCCTGTACCTATTAATTCGAAGATTAATTATCTCACCAATTCGAGAGAGATTGCCCTTACTGCTATCAAAGGAAGTAAGCCAACATTTCATTCTCAATATGACAAGGGTATTTACGAGTTTGGTATATGTCATGAGAGAGGTCGCTTTCATCCTACTCAGAAACCACTTAATTTACTTCAGGCATTAATTACCAAACACTCCAATGAAGGCGATACTGTTTTAGATTGTTTTGCTGGCTCTGCTTCTTGTGCAGTGGCTTGTTATAATACTGGAAGAAACTTTATGGGTTGTGAATTGGATGAAACTTATTACACAAAAGCAACAGAAAGAATCGCTAAATTAAATGACAAAAGCACAAATGTTTCTTCAAGCGTCACAACCTGATAGTGATGGTAAAACACGTCTTTGGCTCTATAGTGAATTGGAAACTTTATATCCCGGTGTAGAATTCCAAACTAAAAATGGTGGAGACTGGAACCGCTCTGATGGACAATTGAGAGATTTTATTGTTTACAGAGAAAAGGATAAAAATCGCACTATAGGAATTCGTCTTGATGGTTATAAAGAAACATCAATTCAAAAACGTATACGATTTGATATCTCTAAAACAATAAAAAAAGAAAGATGTCGAGTTGTTGATGTTGGTGGTGAAAATATCGAATGTGACCATAAAGACGGGCGATATACTTCAGACACTTATAACAGCATAGAAAATCAAAATGAAGATGATTTTCAGCCTCTTTTGAGAAATGTAAATTTGTCTAAACGCACTCATTGTAAAGCTTGTCAGGAAACAAATGAAAGATACGATGCAAAAAGGCTTGGTTATTCGTTTGGATGGATTTCTGGAGAGTCTGTTTATGCAGGCACTTGTGTTGGATGCTATTGGTATGACCCTAGGCAATTTAATAAAGTAATCTCCAAAGAATATAAACCTTGACAATTGTGTTTTATTAATGTACACTAAAATATGAAACACGTATTATATGAAGTTACAAGTGATTTTGATATTATAATCAAGTTATCATTTGAGAATTACAGTTATCTTAACGCCTTCATTGAACAACATACTGCTGATAAGAAGTATGAGCCAAAGTTTCTCGTTCTTGAAATTAATGATGAGGGCGATATTGATTTCATTAGAACATATAATGGAACTAAAGAAGTTTCCAAAAAATATGTTGTGGACTATATAGATTAGTGATATTATAAGGGTGTTCAAGAAGACTACAGCTTTTTGAACAAGTGCAGGATGTGGTGATTCTGCAAAATTGGGTGGGTAGCTTAATATTAAAGCAGAGGACATAAACCTTTGAAATGGGTGCAATTCCCATCCCACTCTGTTAGGGCGATTAGCTTAATGGTTAAAGCAGGGGACTCATAATCCCTTGAGTGGGGGTTC